GTAAAAAAAGTATGTTCATTGAAGGTATCTTCCTTCAAGGAGACATCTGCAATCGTAATGGAAGAATGTATCAAATGGAGGGCCTGAGAAAGGAAGTCCAACGATACTCAGAAAACCATATTGAGTGTGGTAGGGCCCTTGGTGAATTGGGTCATCCTGATGGTCCAACAGTCAACTTGGATCGTGTCAGTCACAAAATTGTTTCACTCAAAGAAAGTGGAACAAACTTCATTGGTAAGGCAAAAATCCTCTCAACCCCAATGGGTCAGATTGCACAATCACTTATTGGTGAAGGTGTCAAACTGGGAGTTTCTTCTAGAGGCATTGGATCACTGACCAAAACTAGAGATGGTATCAACGTTGTTGGTTCTGACTTTATGTTGGCCACTGCTGCTGATATTGTAGCAGACCCTTCTGCACCTGATGCTTTCGTTGAAGGTATCATGGAAGGTAAAGAGTGGATCTGGGATGGTGGTATTCTTAGAGAACAACAAGCCGCCAAAACTTACAAGCATATTAACACACTTGTAACTACTAAGCAACTTGACGAGCAAAAGCTCGACCTTTTCAACAACTTTTTGAATAATCTTTAAAAGGTATTGAAATAAACAAATTATAAATAAATATAGATTAAAAAAGGTTAATCGGAGTACCCTCAAATGTCTCGTGGAGATTTACAAGAAATGGAGCAATCTAAAACTGCTGTGAACGCCAACGCTCAATCTGCTGAACCAATGCAGAAGCTATCAAATCCCGGCGAAGGTCTTTCACCTTCTTACGAGGATCTTGGCGGTCCAACACCAGAAAACTACAGAGCTGACGATGATTCTGCAAAGCTCAATGAGCCTAAGATCAAAACAGTTAACGATGTAGTAAATTCAAAAGCTGCTAAGGCTGATGCAATGAAATCAATGGCTAAAGAAGAAATCGAATCTGCAGAAGAAGAAGTTCTTGAAGAAGAAGAGATTGTTTCTGAAGACGAAGGCATCGACATTGAAGAAGATGTAAACGCACTTCTCGGTGGCGAAGAGCTCTCCGAAGAATTCAAAGAAAAGGCTAAGGTCATCTTTGAAGCCGCATTAACCTCTAAAATCAAAGAAATCCAGGAAACCCTGGAAGTTCAGTTTGAAGCCAGACTGGACGAAGAAAGAGAAACCCTTAAGGAATCTCTTACTGAAAGAGTTGACTCGTATCTTGAGTATATCTGCCAAGAGTGGATGACTGAGAATGAGTTGGCAATCGAACATGGTCTCAAGACCGAAATGACAGAATCCTTCCTCTCTGGAATGAAGGGTCTATTTGAAGAGCATTATGTAACTATCCCTGAAGAAAAATATGATGTTCTTGAGAGCATGGTAGACAAACTTGATGATATGGAGACAAAACTCAACGAGCAAATTGATAAGAATATCGGCTTGAACAAGCGTCTTGCCGAGTCAGTTTCTGACAATATTCTTGATAACGTTTCTGAAGGCCTTGCCGCTACACAGAAAGAGAAGCTCGCTTCACTCGCTGAAAGTATTGAGTTTGAAAGTGAAGAAGAATATCGTGAAAAGCTGGAAACCCTGAAGGAGTCATACTTCTCCAGAACTCCAACTACAAAATCTGACGCTCCCCAAACCCTTTCCGAGGGTGTGGATAGTACCCCTGCTCCTGTTGCAGGATCCATGGATGCATATCTCAGAACACTGGGTGCGTTCAAAAGCTGAATTTAACATTCATTCAAACAAAACAAACTATTAGGTAAAGCAAATGTTTCAATCTGAACATCTGCAGGAAAAGTGGAGTCCACTTCTCGACTATGAAGGTCTTGATCCAATCAAGGATTCACATCGTAGAAGCGTAACCGCAGTCCTGCTCGAGAACCAAGAAAAATTCCTCCGTGAGGAAGCAGCATTCAGTCAGGGTATCAACCTGATGGAATCCCCCACTAACTCTGCAGGTAGTAACCCTGCTGGTTTCAGTGGTTCTGCCCCCGCATCCGGCCCTGTTGCTGGTTTCGACCCCGTACTGATCTCCTTGATCAGACGTGCAATGCCTAACCTGGTCGCATATGACCTGGCTGGCGTTCAACCAATGAACGGACCTACTGGACTCATCTTCGCGATGCGTTCACGTTATGAGAATCAGTCTGGCGACGAAGCACTGTTCAACGAAGCTAATACAGCATTCGCTGGTCAGGATGATGGATTCAATCTTGAAGGTGGTTTCGCCGATGGCCCTGTTGGTCTTGGTACTACCTCACAGAATGGTCCTAACCCTTCAGTTCTGAACCCCGTTGGTACCGCAACCACGAACCCCTCACCATATAACGTTGGTGAAGGAATGCAGACTGGTGACGCTGAGAACCTGGGAGCAGGTACTGGCGATCAGTTCAATCAGATGGCCTTCTCGATCGAGAAAGTCACCGTAACCGCCAAGTCTAGAGCTCTGAAAGCAGAGTACAGCTTGGAACTGGCACAAGACCTTAAGGCTATTCACGGTCTTAACGCTGAAGCCGAACTGGCTAACATCCTCTCTACTGAAATCCTTGCGGAAATCAACAGAGAAGTTATCCGTACCATCTACAAAGTTGCTGAGCAAGGCGCTGTTTCTAACACCGCAACTGCTGGTATCTTCGACCTGGACGTTGACTCCAATGGTCGTTGGTCCGTTGAGAAGTTCAAAGGACTTCTGTTCCAAATCGAGAGAGACGCTAACGCGATTGCTCAAAGAACTCGTAGAGGAAAGGGCAACATGGTTCTGTGTTCCGCAGACGTTGCTTCCGCACTGACCATGGCTGGTATCCTTGATTACACCCCAGCACTGAATGCAAACCTGAATGTCGATGACACGGGTAACACATTCGCTGGTACGATCAACGGTAAGTTCCGTGTATACATCGACCCATATTCTGCTAACCTGACCTCTGCTAACGCGGCTGGTGGTAATCAGTACTACGTCGTTGGTTATAAGGGTTCTTCACCTTATGACGCTGGATTGTTCTACTGCCCATACGTTCCTCTTCAGATGGTTCGTGCAGTTGGAGAGAACACCTTCCAACCCAAAATCGGCTTCAAGACTCGTTACGGACTCGTAGCGAACCCCTTTGCCGAAGGTACAACTCAGGGTCTTGGCAGACTCCGCATCAACTCCAACCGTTACTACAGAAGAGTTGCTGTCAAAAATTTGATGTAGGCTCTAGCCTCATTGATTATCAAGACCTCCTTCGGGGGGTCTTTTTTTTATGCATACTCTTATAAATAAGTTAAGAAGCTAAAAATAATCATGGCATATATTTACCAGGCCGTTAATAAAAAGAATGGTAAATCCTATATTGGTCGCACCACTTATAAACGTTTGAGACAGAGAGAAAGCACACACTGGTGGTATGCAAATAATAAAGGATATAACCACCCTTTCCCTAATGCACTTATCAAGTATGGTAGAGATATGTTTGAGTGGAGTATATTAGAGGAGTGTAGTAAAGAAGACCAGGGTACTAGGGAGGTATATTGGATTGATAAAATTAAACCAGAGTATAACGCAACCCTTGGTGGAGACGGTGGTAGTTATGGTATCCCCTGTTCGGAAGAGAAGAAAAAAATCCTATCAAAAGCTGTGGCCAAATCAGTAATAAACCTTGATACCGAAGAAGTATTTGATAGTTTGCAGGATGCTGCAAATTTTGCGGGTGTGTCTGTCAGTATGATAAGTATGGCATGTAGTGGTAAAAGGAAGACAGCTGGTAGTTATAGATGGAAACTGATTGATAAATAGTAAAAAAGTAATTTGATCGATGTCAAATATTCTCACTAATAATATCAATCCCCGTAGTGGTAATCTGATTACTATTGGTGGGTCTAATGACAAGGTGTCCATTGCAGGTACACTCACTTATGAAGATGTAAGTAATATTGATTCCGTTGGTATTATTACTGCACAGAGTGGTCTCCAGGTAACTGGTGGTAATATGACAGTTGGTGGAACTACTGTCACGGATTCAAACTTATTAAATATCCAAGGAACTAGTGCAACTAGCAACATTGGTGTAGTTCTTAATGATACTAATACTTCTAAGATTTACGGTATCCAAAACGGAGCAAGCGCGCTTAAGGTTTTCGACTATACGGCATCTGCCGAGCGCATGCAAATCGACAGCTCGGGTAGAGTTGTAATTGGAGTTGCAGGATTTAGTGACGACCGTGAACGTTTAGTAATCAAATCACCCACAGGTAACGGTACATTTTTAACAATAGAAGCACCAAGTGATACAGGTACATCACAACTATTTTTTGGAGACTCAGACTTTAACGTAGGTCGATTGATGTATGACCATAATGACGATTCAATGTCATTTTTCACGAATGACACCGAGCAAATGCGCCTCGACAGCTCGGGAAATTTTGGTATCGGAGAGGCAAGTCCTACCATGCCGTTAATGGTCAAAAGCGAACGTACAGGTGGGAAAAATATATTTGATCTTAATAATCAAATTGCAAACCATTATGGTGGATTACGTGTAACGCTTGGCGAAACCGATAGAGAGTGTCGATTAACGGCGACATATGGTGCATCAATGATGACTTTCTATACATCAGCATCAACTGGTGCTGCTACTGAGCGCATGCGCCTCGACAGCGCGGGCAGGCTGTTGGTGGGCACGACTAGTACATGGGATAGCTCTGTTGGACATCAATTTAGAACAGTTTCTGGTTCTTCTTGGGCTTTAAATGTCCAATCAGCAAACGGTGGTTCTCCTTCTCATTTGCTTATTGCAACTGGAAGAAACTCTGCCGGTGACAACATGATTAGAGTAGAAACAAATCATACTGCACTTGGAGGATCAAGTTCTACTCTCCGATTTAAAGTTGCTGGTGATGGTACTATTTTTGCTACTAACACATCAGTACAAGCAGCCTCTGATTCTAGATTAAAGGAAAATATTAGAACTTCAGAAGATGGTTTAAACATAGTCAATCAACTGCGTCCTGTTCGTTTTGACTGGAAAAATGATCAAAACTATGGTAGTGGTGTTGATCAATTAGGTTTTATCGCACAAGAAGTTGAACAAGTATTTCCAGAAGCGGTTGGGATTGCTCCGACAACTACTGATTTTAAAGGTGAGGATCCTAAATACAAAACAGTTGGTCCCGGCGCTTTTATTCCCGTGCTTGTAAAAGCCCTGCAAGAGGCAAACGCAAAGATCGAAACCCTAGAACAGCGTCTGACCGATGCAGGTCTCTGATAAATAATACATCACTGCCTTAAACCCATGGCATCTCATATTAAGAAACTCGTTTGTAACAAAGAAGTTTATTATAAAGGGAATGATCAGTGGACAGAAATGTTCACTGAAAG